TTCTTGCGTTGGCATTGTGTTATACTTATTTACATAACTTTCAATTTCAGAAAACAATAGTTTTTCTGAAGATTCCTGAAAATACTCGCCTTTAATGAATGGTAAAGTCTTTCTTGTGTACTCTTCATCCAATATCAGGTGTTTCAGTATTTTTTGTTCCAAGTTCATTCTTATGCCTTTTCTCTGCTTCGTCTAATGCATGTTTCAGCAAATCATTTAAAACTTCACCAAGATATGATTCAAATACATCATTACCTTTGAGTGCTTTGTGTTCTTCACTTATTATATCATAGTTGAAGCCGATTGAATACGTTCCGTCAGGATTTTCGTCTTCGGCAAAATTAATTTCACCAAAATGAAATACTGTGTCTTTAAAATCTCCAGCAGTAATTTTAATAGTAGCAACAACATCTTTATCTTTGTATCTGATATCGCTTTCGGCGATTTCATAAGTTTCTTCAATCTTCATTTGTCAACTCCAATTCTTCTTCGTCATCAACAACACCTCCAACGGCATCTTGCCCGTACATGAATTCTTTTTTACATGCTTCATCAATCAAGTCTAGAATTTCTTTAGTGAAATACTTTTCTGGTTCGGCGTTGATGTTCTTACCAAAGACCTTTACACCATTTGACAATACGTATTGAGTAGAGACTTTCTTAATGATATTATACTTCTCTGCGATATCAAGCAATCCATAGTAACGATCTAAGCCTTTGCTGTATGTAATTTTGATTTCAACAAATTTATTTTCTTTTGTTAAACGGCTCTTGTGTAATTTTGCTTTAACAATGTTACCAATAACTTCAGTACCATCTTTGTCTTTCTTCTTAGACAGATAAACAATTGTAGATGCTGTGTACTTCAAGCCAGAACCGCCAGACATTTCTTTCATCGGAATGTATGCACCAACAACATCATAAACGTGATTTGTTACAAGCATAGGTACTCCAATCTTAGCAAGTTTCAAATTCAACACACGAAATGCCCCTTTGAGCATTTGACTCTTAGTCATGTCTTTAGTTTCTTTACCTTCAGCAGTATCTTCCATTTCTTTAGTAGAAGATAATTGCCCAAGAGAATCAAGAACCATCATCATTGGCTTGCGTTTTGCTTGTGGTTGTGCAGAATATTTGTCAATGATTTGCAATGCAGTATAGCGAAACTTCTGAATTGTATCTGGCTCAGAAATAACAACCCGTTTAGTGTCTACACCACGACTTTCCATCATAGACTTTGTAACTGCGGCTTCAGTATCAAAATAGATAACACCGCCTTCGGGATTTGCATCAAGAAACTGTTTGATAATACCAAGCACAAAGAAAGTCTTACCCGTTGAAGACTCGCCAGCAAATGCTGTCACTTTGTTGTTTGGCACACCACCATAAATGCTACCACTAAGTAACGCATTAAGTGCATATGAACCTGTATCAATGCTACCACTAAACTCAGCCGATGCACCACCATCGGAAAGAATCTTTGTGTCATCATCTTTTAATTGCTCAACTAAATCTGTAAAAAAATTACTCATATCATTTACCTTTCATATTATTAATCACTCTCTGCCTCAATTCTGTGGTAGAGAAACTATGTTTTCTTTGTACTCTTCACTTGTTATTCTAACACTAATTGAATAGGAAAGCAAGATATCTAACAATTTTTTTTGGCACTACCAATTTTTATATCACATTCATTCGGTAAAAACAAAATTAATCACATATCGTCTATCACTTTTTTTCGGAGAAGAACTTGCATGATATCGATTAGAATTAAACATTATTGCAGTACCTTTTTTGGGTGTTACTCTTTGGTTTAAAGTTAATTTGGGAGGAATGTAATTTTTATCTCCTGGTAGTTCAGTCGTAACTTCATTAAATATGAAGGTATCACCATCACTATCATTCACATAATATAAAAGACTTTTATAATTAGGATTCGGACTATCTACGTGCGGAGGATTATAATTATTTGGTCCACAATTAGCATTTTTAAAAAGCGCATTTGCTTTTATTCTTCCCATTTTTTGCACAAAATTTAACCCAGTAACTAATTTTAAATTATATAACATTGGAATTACAATTGCATTAAAACCTGATGATGGTGGAACACCACGATTAAAAAATGGATGAGTTAATTGCCATGTATTAAAAATAGACAAATCATTTGGAAAAATATTTGGCGCTGAAGTTTCAAGAAATCTCCAGTCCACTTCTTCAGATGAGATCCATTTTTCAATTTCATCTTGTAATTTTTTTGGAATTAAATTTTCAATAACTTGTATCTCACTCACATTGAATCCTGATCTCTATGATACAGTTCTCTTGCACTAAGGACTTCATTTTTATTCATTGGTACAGGACCAACAGTAGTCATATCAACTTTCTTTTTACGTTTTTCTTTTGATGGAATATTAATTTCATATCCACCAGATTTTTCTTCTTTCTCTTTTGCATTTTGTCTTAAAGAAAAATTTCCTGCAATGATAAGTAGAACTGCCATTGGGTCAAATACAATAACCAAAAGAATAATAACAAATCGCACAGACTTATCTAGTATGTTAGAATCAACATCATCATATATCAACGCCGCAATATATTTGATCGGACCAACCTCTGCTTCCACTTTACGAATTTCGGTGGCGATAGGAGCCCTTTCTTCATTAAGAGTCGAAATCCGTTTGTTATATGTTTCGATTTCTTTAAGAATGCGACTACGTTCTGTCTGTTGGGTTTTGCGTAGACTTGCCGCTTTCTCTGCACCTTTTTCGTTTGTTGAACGAACCATAACTTGGTCCACAGCCTCATCCATTTGTTTGAGCGTTTTACGATTAACATCAATATTATCCCTCTCAACTTTAATCTTCTCATCGATCATTGCAATCTGTGCTTGTACATCTCCACCCACTAAATTCTGATCGTTGTGTGCTTTAGAAAGATATCCAAAAATTCCTAATGATGTAATAAACATTAGAATTATAACTGCTATTGTGAAATAGTACTTCAAAAATCTTGGTGCGACTGACCAATTCTTATATGCCCATGATGCGGCAATGAGTTTAGAAAACTCAAGCGCACCACCCATAATTGCAATTGGAATTGGACTAGCCGCAAAGATAGCCATCAGACCAATGACAGAATAGTATGCGGCAATAGCAGAAAGAGATATCGCACTCAATAAGGTAATCAAAGCAAACAGCATAGTTATCCTCTAGTCAATAATAACACTTTATCAATTTGATCTTGAATTTTTGCAGTACGATTAGGCCAGTAGATATATTCTTTTTCTGGATTCTTCATCAAGTTAACTAGCAAAGGCATGATGAGTTGTTCTAACTCTTTTAGATTTGCTTGCACTTCTGTTGTCATATTTTGACGTTCTGCATCAAGACCAAGTTTGCCTTGATTGTATAGCGATAGCATTGCATCTAATTTTTCTTCTACACGATGTAAAGATTCTGAAGACTGCGCTACAGTTTCTCTAACGATAATAGTATCTTCTAGCGTAGTTGGATCTGTTAGTCTAGTTAATGTTGATTCATCAACAGCACTAAATCCAAAGTCATCTTCTTTTCTAAACGCTAGATATTCTGCGGGTATTGTTCTTGTTGTCATGCGAAAAAACTTTCCAATGAAGAAACACGCTCAGTCTTCCAACCAATTGTGTTTACGATTGTTTTTAATGGATCAAGATATGCTTTGTCAAATTGGGTATCATAGTCGATGTACTTTTCCAAATTGAATTCTTTTGGCAGTACAGTCAATATAGAGAACACATTTTCTTGAACAGGATTTGGAACTTTCATGTAACAGAATTTAGTCTTATCGCCATCCTGAATAAGTTGATACTTCTTAGTCAGTTTATACTTTTTCAGAAATGAATTAAACAGTATCGCACCACGCACATGCATAGGTGTGCCTTTTGAATATAGTTCCGAACTACTGATGTATTTAGACAGGTCGCTAACACCACGTGGGAATGCAATGTCTTCGAATGGAAGAGTTTTGAATTCTTGTTTGAATGCTTCAACGAAAGATTGAAAGTCTGTTTCATTACCATTCATCACAATCTTCAAAGACTCTTTAATTTTATCTCTACATGACATTGGTGTGGAAGACTTGACAGCTTCAATGCCCATCATCTTTAGTTTTGGCTCTGCGAAACGAACACCTTCAGAATCGTACACGTTTAGAATGTAACGCTTCTTTGCAGTCCAGATACCTTTGTTGGCAATCACTTCACGTTTCATTTGCATCTTCTGGTCAAATGCATTCATGTAGTCTGCTAGTTCTTGATATGACTTGTCGATGAATGGTTCAAACTTTTCTGTACATGCTTTGTTGACAAAATCAACAATTGTTTCAACTTTCGTTTCACTCTTCGATCCGTAGACCATATTAACAAGCGGACCAAGATTGACGTATACAGAGTCCGTATCCGATGCGATGACATAATCATTACCTTCAGTTTTCAATAGTTTGTTTAAATAACTATTCAGCTTCTTTTCAATCCAGCGAATAGCAAGTTGACCAGACAGAGTAATTGCCTCTGCTTGTCTAATGTCAAAGAACCTAAAGTATTGATTACCAAGTGCGCCATAAGCGGAGTTCAATTGTACTTTCTTTGCCAACTGCAAGTTCTTGTACTTTGAAATCTGATTTGTTATTTCACGTTTACGTTCTTTATCAGTTTCTTTTTCGTAAGCCTTTTGTGCTTCAATCATTTTCTTTTTATACAATGAACGATCATCATACATGCGTTGCATCATAGCAGGCAAGAAGCCTTGCTTGTCACGCTGGAAGTAATGCCCATTGGCTGCCATGCAATATTCACCCTGTGCTTGATATTCGTTGTTCAACAAATTATCAATAGAGATACTTGTGTGTCTGCCTTCAACAATTGTTTCAGGTGAAACATTGTACTGCATAATCAAGTGTGGATACAATGAGTTCAAGTCAAACGACACAACCCATTCATGCATACCGATGATTGGATCCTTTACGTAAGCGCCAGCGTATTGTTCATCTTTTGGTGTGCGAACATTCTGTGGCACAACAATATTTTGTTCAATCAATTCGTTATGAATCAAAGTGTCCCACATGCGTACTTGCGTGAACACATCGGTGTAATTAACTTTAGCATCATATGCAAGTGCAAGTGCCATGTCAATCAATTGCATCTTAGCGTCAATACGATCCACAAGTTCAACGTCATGGATGTTATACTCAATAAACTTTTGAAAGTTTGTTTTGTACAATTGATGCAGGCTTTCAACTTCAGAGTAGTCTAATTTCTTTTCACCGAGTTCTAAGTATGAAATGTGATTGAGACTAAAACTTTCTTGTTGTGAGTATGTAAACTTCTTGTACAGTTCAATGTAATCAAGAATAGCAATACCCACCAAGTCAAATGCTACTTGTTGTTTGTTATGAATCGTAGTTGTACGTTCACCGATTCTACGAAATGGCGATAGACGCTTTGCAGTATTGTCGCCCATGAGTTTTGTGATACGATTGTTCAGATATGGAATATCAAAGAATTGAATGTTCCAACCAGTAACAATGTCTGGAGATGTTTCTTCCCACATGTCAAGGAAGCGCATGATAAGATTATTCTCATCACGGCATTTGAGATATGTTACGTCATCACGATTGTTATCATAGTCACCACAACCAAACACATAGAAGCGTCCAGCTATCTTAAACGTGATTGCTGTAATTGGTTCACTCGCAGACGCAGGTTCAGGAAAGCCATTCTCAGAACCAACCTCAATGTCAATATTTGCAATCTTAATTTGTTCTGGATCATAATCTACTTTACCTGGATATGCTTCATTGATATAAACGTATGGAAAGTTTGTTGAGCCATACACTTTAAAATTGTCAACGTCTTCATAACGTTTCATAAACTCAGTAGCATCACGCATGGTGCCTTGTGATACAGGCGCAACAGATTGTCCATCTAGTGTTTTATAGTCAGCATCTTTATTTCCAGCAGACAAATACAATACTGGATTGTATTCTATCTTATCATTGAATCTCTTGCCGTTGTTGTAACCACGAACAAGAATATGATTTCCGAGTTTAGAGAAGTGTGTGTAAAATTTCATTAAATAATAATAGATTGTGTCTTAGGCATAACTATACCTGAGCCGTATATCTCATTATACTTGCTTTTTATCTCTTGTGCAACTGATACGTTGTAAATTACGTGGTTGGGATTAAACTCTACTACTTTTTGTTCTGAGAAGATTAGGAGAGGTTGCATTTGAAGGCTTGCTTTTCCATTTGGTCCCATTGCAATACCGAGAACACATGGGTTCTCTACACGATATTTTTCTGGAGTTTCTTCTACAATGTCACCGACAAGTTCTTCACCAGTTGTCAATTTTAAAATTCTCAAATTTGCCATTTTATATCCTATAATAAAAATGGGTGCCATTGCGGCACCCATGGTGTTATTTAAAACGTTCTGCTTTGTGCCTCTTTGCATCTTGAATTGCTTCAAGAATTGCCATGAAGAATTTTTTTACTGATTTCATAACATATCATCCTCAGTCAAAAATTGCTTAGTAGATTTTTTAGTTTTAGATTCTGCATCCTTAACTTCAATCTTCTTAGGCTTCTTGTGTTCTGGAATGATTCGTTCCAAAGCAATTTTCAACATGCCATTAATCAAAGCGGCATCTTGAATTTCGATTTGGTCATCAAGTGCAAATGTGCGAGTGAACGCACGATTAGCAATTCCTCTGAACAAGAAATTGTCTCCATCATCTTTTGTACTACCAGCAACAATTAATTTGTTGTCTTCAAATGTAATATCAATTTCTTGTTTACCAAAACCAGCAACAGCAATTTCAATGACGTATGTATTGTCACCAGTCTTGCGAATGTTGTAGGGTGGATAGTTAGGAATGTTTTTAGTAACGTCATCATGTATTTTTGCTAGACGATTGAATTGGTCATCAAATCCAACAAAAAATTTATCAAAGTCTTTGAAACCTGGACCGCCAAAGATAGCGGGAATTGGTGTGTGTCCCATATTGTATCTCCTCTTACTTAGTTTTTGAAAACGCTTTTTTAGCGTCAAAAGTATATGCAGACATGCCAAGAGTTGTAAAAAACTTATTGACTTCTACTGCAACAGCTTTTGCGTAAAGTGTTTGTGCTTCAATGAAAGTATTGAGGGGTTTTGCAAGTTCTTCATTTTTGACGAATGTTTTGACGAATTGCGTTTTTGCGCCTTGAAATGAATCAATGGCTGTGTTTATGTTTTGTAACATAGTTTTCTCCTATTAAGCGAGTTTAAAAATTTGATACCCCGAAGGCGTATCATTAAATCCTGCTTACTGAATACAGGGGTACCATAACGTTGTACCAGCGTTAGACGCTCCTAAGGTAGAAGAGCCATTAACGTTCCCATCCCTGAGATACGTTTATTTATAAGACTTATTAAGCCTGACCAATCATTCTGCGTGAAACAAAATAAGTTGTATTACCTTCAGTGTTCATTGCTGTACGAACTTTGTAGCCGTACTGACGCAAATCGCTCATACGGGCACGAAGGTTTTTTACGCCAAACAAAGACCTTGCTTGTGGTGCAGAG